TTTACTAATAATATAACTATGGTATTATGATATATACTTTAGATAATTTTATAGATAAAGACTTATTTGATATTGCTACTAATTACTTAAATAAAGGAGAATTTTTAAAACATACAGTAGGTGGTAAGGACTTCTATGTACAGGAATCTCCAGAATCATTCGATAAATACGTTTTAAGTAAGTTAGGACTAATAGAAGGGAAGCCATTAGAAAAAATATTAAGCTTCTTTAGAGTGTCTACTGATGAGTTAGATAATACTTGGCGTATACATTCAGACTTAAATATAGATGGGCAGAAACCAGATAGAGCAGCAGTTCTTTATATGTCTCCACGAGAAAGAGAGGATCTTCATGGTACAGCGTTTTGGGAGCATGAGTTATATGGGAAAAGCTTACCTTCACATATAACAGATGAAGAATATAATAGAACCATAAAAGAGGATTCAGAACAGTTAGACATGTGGAGATTAGTTTCTGTTTCTGGATATGAGCAAAACAGAATAATATCTTATCCTTCTAATTACTTTCATAGTAAGTATCCTAATAAATCTTGGAAAGAAGGAAGAGAGGTATTTGTAATATTTTATAAATATAAATAATGGATATAAGAGAACTAAAGACAAGTATAATAGAAGCTGGAGAAAAAGCTGTTAAACAACTTATAAAAGTTGCTAAAGCTGAAATAATTAAAGTTGATGCTGAAGATCCTTTAGCTGCTGATAAATTAAAGAATGCTGCAGCCACTAAGAAGTTAGCTATATTTGATGCTTTTGAAATACTTACAAGAATAGAAGAAGAGAGAGCTATGTTAGATGGTAATATTGCTGAGAAAAAAACTAATACCCCTAAAGGATTTGCAGAGTCAAGGTCAAAATAAATTATATACCATAGTCAAGGATTATATCCCTAAGTCTGTTATCTCAAATAAAAACAGGGGTAGGACTTGGTTATATGGATACAATGAAAAATATGATATAGTTATTATTTCCAGAAATGGAACTTTAGAAGAGATATATAATATTAATGGATTAAAAATTGGTCTACCAGTTATTGATAAAGACATTAAAAAAAGAGATAGTAAAAAAGAAGAACAATATTGGGAGGCTTTTAAACTACCTAAAGAGCTTAAAAGAATTAAATCTATATTTCAATGGCATGATACTCCTGATATATTTAAGTCTCAGTGGGTAGATTATATAGAAGAAGAATTTGATAGAAGAGAGCAGGGATATTGGTTTATGAATAATGGAACCCCTACATATATAACGGGTACTCATTATATGTATTTACAGTGGACAAAGATAGATGTAGGTAACCCTGACTTTAGAGAAGCTAATAGAATATTCTATATTTTTTGGGAAGCATCTAAGGCGGATAAAAGAAGTTTTGGAATATGTTATTTAAAATTAAGACGTTCTGGATTTTCATTCATGAGTTCATGTGAAGGTGTTAATCAAGCTACTATTACTAAAGATTCAAGAATAGGTATACTCTCTAAAACAGGTTCAGATGCTAAGAAAATGTTTACAGATAAGGTTGTCCCTATATCTAATAACTATCCATTCTTTTTTAAACCCATTCAAGATGGTATGGATAAACCTAAAACTGAATTAGCTTATAGAGTTCCTGCATCTAAGATTACAAAAAAGAATATGCACACTTTAGCAGATGATGAGTTAGAGGGTTTAGATACTACTATTGACTGGAAAAATACTGGAGATAATAGTTATGATGGTGAGAAGCTACAACTACTACTACATGATGAGAGTGGTAAGTGGGAGAGACCTGATAATATTCTTAATAACTGGCGTGTAACAAAAACTTGTTTACGATTAGGAAGTAAAGTTATTGGTAAATGTATGATGGGTTCCACGTCTAATGCTCTTAATAAAGGGGGTGCTAATTTTAAGGCTCTTTATGAGGATTCATTTCCTGAAAAAAGAAATGCTAATGGTCAGACTAAGAGTGGATTATATTGCTTGTTTATTCCTATGGAATGGAATTTTGAGGGATATATAGATAGGTATGGTATGCCTGTTTTAAATACTCCAATTAAACCTATAATAGGGATAGATGGAGAAGATATATCTATAGGTGCTATTGATTATTGGTCTAACGAGGTAGAGTCTTTATCTCAAGATCCTGATGCGTTAAATGAATTCTACAGACAATTTCCTCGTACTGAGTCACATGCTTTTAGAGATGAGAGTAAACAATCTTTATTTAATCTAACAAAAATATATCAACAAGTAGATTATAATGATTCTCTAATTATAGAACATCACACAACACAAGGGTCTTTCCAGTGGCAGGATGGAGTTAAAGACACTAAGGTTATTTGGCATCCAAATAAAAATGGTAGATTCTTAGTTACTTGGACTCCAGGACCAGGATTACAAAATAGAATGATAAAAGAAAGAGGACAGAAGAAACCTGGCAATGAACATATAGGGTCTTTTGGTTGTGATTCATATGATATATCTGGAGTAGTTGTAGGTAAAGGTTCTAATGGAGCACTTCATGGATTAACAAAGTTTAATATGGATGATGCTCCAAGTAATGAATTCTTTTTAGAATACATAGCAAGACCTCAGACTGCTGAGATATTTTTTGAAGAAGTTTTAATGGCTTGTATTTTTTATGGTATGCCTATACTTTGTGAGAATAATAAGCCTCGGTTATTATATCATTTTAAAAACAGAGGGTATAGAGGATATTGTTTAAATAGACCAGATAAAACATATAACAAACTTTCTAAAACAGAAAAAGAATTAGGAGGTATTCCAAATACATCTGAAGACGTAAAACAATCTCATGCTTCAGCTATTGAATCTTATATTGAAAAGCATATTGGTATTGATATGGGAGGTGAATATAGAGAGAAAGATGACATGGGTAGGATGTATTTTAGAAGAACCTTAGAGGACTGGGCTAAGTTTGATATAAACAATAGAACTAAGTTTGATGCTGCTATAAGTTCAGGTTTAGCTATTATGGCTAACCAAAAGCACTTATATACACCATCTAAAGAGAAATCAAAAATAATCGTTAACTTTGCGAGATATAATAATAAGAATACAATTAGTAAAATAATTACATGAAAGCAGTCACAATAGATATAAAATCTGCTGCATTCCCTGATCAATTTATTTCCGACAGCGATAAAGCAAAAAAAGAGTTTGGATTACAGGTTGGTCAAGCAATACAATATGAGTGGTTTAGAAAGGATGGCATGAATTGTAGATTTTACAATCAATGGGCTGAATTTAATAGATTACGATTATATTCAAGAGGTGAACAGTCAGTAGCAAAATACAAAAATGAGTTAGCAGTAGATGGAGACTTATCTTATCTAAATTTAGATTGGACTCCAATTCCGATGATTCCTAAGTTTGTGGATATCGTAGTGAATGGAATGGCTGATAGATTATTTAAGGTAAAGTGTACTTCTATGGATGCGATGTCTGCTGAGAAAAGAAATGATTTTCAAAAAATGGTTGCAATTAATGTTGTAGCTAAAGATCTATTTCGACAAGCAGAGCAAGACTGGAAGGTAGAAGTGTTTCAAGTTGATCCTGAAACCTTACCTCAAAGTGATGCAGAGATGGAATTATATATGCAGCTTAATTATAAGCCTGGTATTGAGATAGCAAATGAGATAGCTATTAATACAATGTTTGAAGAAAATCATTATCAAGATACAAGAAAACGTGTTGATATGGATTTAACTACTTTAGGTATTGGTATTAGTAAGCATATGTTTCAGTTGGGAGATGGAATAAAAGTAGAGTATGTGGATCCAGCGAATGTAGTTTATAGCTATACAGAAGACCCATATTTTAAAGATACTTTCTATTGGGGAGAAATAAAAACAATACCAATTACAGAAGTTTTAAAAATAGATCCAACTTTAACAAATGAAGATTTAGAAAAAATATCAAAATATAGCCAATCATGGTATGATTATTACAACACTGCAGCAATTTACGAAAACAGTATGTTCTCGAGAGACACTTGTACATTATTGTTTTTCAATTATAAAACGACAAATAGTTTTGTATATAAGAAAAAAGAAACTGCAGAGGGCACATACAAAACAGTAGAGAAAGATGATCAATTTAATCCTCCAGAAGAAATGATGGAAGAGGGTAACTTTGAGCGTGTAGAAAAAACAATAGATGTTTGGTATGATGGCGTAATGGTTATGGGGAGTAATATGATTATAAAATGGGATATGATGGAGAACATGGTTCGTCCTAATTCTGCTAATCAATATGCTATGCCTAATTATATAGCTTGTGCTCCAAGAATGTATAAGGGTACTTTAGATTCTTTAGTTAGAAGAATGATACCATTTGCTGATCTTATTCAAATGACACATTTAAAAATACAGCAAGTTGTTTCAAAGGTTGTACCAGATGGTGTGTTTATAGATGCTGATGGATTAAGTGAAGTAGATTTAGGTACAGGGAATGCTTATGATCCTTCGGATGCATTAAGATTATATTTCCAAACAGGTAGTGTAGTAGGTAGGAGTTACACTCAAGATGGAGAGTATAATAATGGGAAGGTTCCTATTACTCAGCTTACATCCAGTAGTGGCGGTCAAAAAATGCAAATGCTTATAGGTAATTATAATCATTATTTAGATATGATAAGACAGGTAACAGGATTAAATGAAGCAAGAGATGCATCTACTCCTGATTCTAATTCTTTAGTTGGAGTACAAAAATTAGCTGCTTTAAATTCTAATGTTGCTACACGTCATATTCTTAATTCAAGTCTATATATAACAAGAACACTTGCGGAGTGCTTATCAATAAGAACAGCAGATGTACTGCAATATGCAGATCATAGAGATGAATTTGCTATGCAAATTGGTAAATATAACTTAGGAATAATAGAAGATATTAAAAATCTTTATTTATATGACTTTGGGATATTTATTGAGATGAGTCCTGACGAAGAAGAAAAAGCCCAGTTAGAACAAAATATACAGATGGCTTTAAATAAAGGAGGAATTGATTTAGAAGATGCTATTGATATTAGAACTATTAATAATCTAAAAATGGCTAATCAACTTTTAAAAGTAAAAAGAAAGCAAAACAAAAGAGAGGTTCAACAACAAGAGCAACAGAAACAAGCTATGCAGGGTCAACAACAACAGCAACTTCAACAGCAAGCTGCTCAATCTAAGATGCAGCAGACTCAAGCTGAGCTACAGGCTAAGATACAGATTAAACAAGCAGAAATCGCTTTTGAGATTGAGAAACAAACTAATGAGGCTGATCTAAAACGTCAATTAATGGATGTTGAGTTTAACTATAACATGAAATTAAGAGGCATGGAGCAATCTCAGATTGATTCAAGAGAAGCTCAGAGAGAAGATTCAAAAGATAATAGAATAAGTCAAGCTAATACACAACAATCTAAAATGATAACTCAGAGAAAAACAGGTGGTGCTCCTATAAACTTTGAGTCTAATGAGGATAGTTTAGATGGATTTGATTTATCTGAATTCAACCCAAGATAGACCTTAATGAAACAATAAAAATAGTATTAACTTTGCATAAATTAAATTAAATAAAATGGAAGAACAAAAATTTGTAGTAAAAGAAGTAACGGGTATCGAGGAAAAAGGTACTCAACAAATAGAAGCAGATTTACTTGCTAAGCATGAGGAAAACATTTCAGGAGAAACTAAAGAAGTTAATCCTGAAGAAGCTATTTCCGAATCAAAATCTGAAGAAAATAAATTAGATCTTAATGATGATAATATTATATCTTATATAAAAGAAAGATATGATAAAGATATTTCTTCAGTAGATGAATTGTTTTCAACTACCAAAGAGAATGAAGATTTACCTGAAGATGTTTCGGCATATTTTGAATATAAAAAGGAAACTGGACGTGGAATTGAAGATTTTGTTAAATTACAACAAGATTATGATAGCATGGATAGTAATAAATTATTATCTCAGTACTACTCTCAAACCGAAGAAGGTTTAGATAATGATGATATTAAAGACTTAATGGATGAGAAGTTTGGCTATGATGAAGATTTAGATGAGTCAACTGAAATTAAGAAAATTGAGAGAGCAAAAAAGAAAGAACTTGTAAAAGCTAAAAAGTTTTTCAATGAACAAAAAGATAAGTATAAAACTCCTCTTGAGTCAAGTGGGAGTAAATTATCTAATGAGGACAGAGAGAAGATGGATAGCTATAAAAGTTATATAGATGAATCAACCACCGCTAAAGAAGCACAGAAGAAAAGGTATGATTATTTTTTAGATAAGACTGATGAGGTCTTTAACGATGAATTCAAAGGTTTTGAGTTCAATGTCGGAGAAAAGAATTTTACTTTTAAACCTGGAGATGCAAATGAACTAAAGAGTAAGCAGTCGGATGTTAATAATTTTGTGAATAAATTCATGGATGAAAAAACAGGAATGATGGCTGACCCTAAAGGATATCATAGAGCAATTTCAGTAGCAATGAATATTGATAAATCTGCTGAATTTTTTTACAATCAAGGGGTAACTGCGACTGTAGATAATGTAAGTAAAAAATCCAAAAATATTAATATGGAAATGAGGAAATCCCCAGTTTCATTAAATAGAGATGGATTGCAAATCAAAGCTGTAGGCGATACGAGTAGTGGAAGAGGACTCAAAATTAGAAGTATAAAAAACAAATAATAATTAAAAACAAAAAAAATGTCAGTACAAGCAACCCCAGGGTTTGATCTTCAGCCAAGTGCGGAGAGAGTAGCCCTACCAAGTAATTATATTACTAACTTTGATTTTCTTAATCAGTATCTTCCAGATACATATGAGAAAGAATTTGAGCGTTACGGTAATAGAACAGTAGCATCATTCTTAAGAATGGTTGGTGCTGAAATGCCTACTAATTCAGACATGATCAAATGGGCTGAACAAGGTAGATTACACACTAAGTATACACAAGTAACAGCAGCAGCAGCTCCAGGAGCACTAACTGATACATTAACAATTAATGATACTTTAATTCCAGCAGGATCTAATGTAGCTATTAGAGTTGGACAAACAGTATTTATTTCTGATAATACTGCAGGATCTACATTAAGTAATAAAGCAGTTGTAACATCTGTACCTTCAGCGAATACTATTGTTGTAGCTTACTACGAAATTGGATCTGTAGTGCCAGTTGCAACAAACTTAACTGTAATGGTTTATGGTTCTGAATTTGCTAAAGGAATGCCAGGAATGGTTGATTCATTAGAATCTAACGATGTATTCTTTTCTAACAAACCAATTATCATTAAGGATACTTACGAAGTAAGTGGTTCTGACATGGCACAAATTGGATGGGTTGAAATTTCTACTGAAAACGGTGGATCAGGATACTTATGGTACATGAAATCTGAGCACGAAACAAGACTACGTTTTGAAGACTACTTAGAAACAGCAATGATTGAAGCAGTTCCAGCAGCAGCAGGATCTGGTGCAGAAGCAGCTTTAACATCTGGGACACCTCCAGCTGGAGTAGCGGCAGGATCTGAAGGTGTATTCCATGTTGTTAATAACAGAGGAAATGTTTGGGGTGGTGGAAATCCAACTACTCTTGCAGGATTTGATACTGTAATCCAAAGATTAGACAAGCAAGGAGCTATTGAAGAAAATGTTCTTTTTGTTAACCGTCAATTCTCTTTCGATATTGATGATATGTTAGCTGCTCAAAACTCTTACGGAGCGGGTGGTACTTCATACGGATTATTTGATAATGATGAAGACATGGCTTTAAACTTAGGTTTCACAGGATTCCGTAGAGGATATGACTTCTACAAGTCTGACTGGAAATACTTAAACGATGCTACAATGAGAGGTGATATTACGGGTGGTGCAGTAAATGGACTTATGGTTCCAGCTGGATCAACATCTGTATATGACCAAGTAATGGGAAGAAATGCTAAGAGACCATTCTTACATGTTCGTTACAGAGCATCTGAAACTGAAGATAGACGTTACAAAACTTGGATTACTGGTTCTGCTGGTGGAGCAAGAACATCTTCTTTAGATGCTATGCAAGTTAATTACTTAAGTGAAAGAGCTTGTTGTACTTTAGGTGCAAATAACTTCTTTATCTTTAAGAACTAATAATCACTATTTAGGGGAGGGTTAAACTCCTCCCCTTTTTTTAAAAATTAAATTAAATTATATAAAATGAAAACAAAAAAATTAATAGCTAAGACCTATAGACTAACAGGAAATGAATCTCCATTAGCATACATGTTATCTTCTCACCATTCTAAAAGATCTAATCTTTTACATTTTGACGAAGAGACAGGTGTAAACCGATCAATGCGTTACGCAAGAAATCAAAAATCTCCTTTCGAGGATGAACAAGACGGAAATGTAATTTTAGAACCTATTGTATTTGAAGATGGAATGTTATTTGTTCCTAAACAAAACCAAGTACTACAACATTTTTTATCTTTACATCCAGGTAATGGAATGATATTTGAGGAAATAAATGAATCAAAAGATGCCGCAGAAGAATTAGAAGTTGAAAACATTATTTTAGAAGCTCAAATTTTAGCTCGTGACTTATCAATGGAAAAATTAGTTACTGTAGGTAGAGTTCTATTAGGAGCTAATGTAGATAAGTTAAGTACTGCAGAACTTAAAAGAGATATATTAGTTTTCTCAAGAAATTACCCGATTGATTTTATGGATATATTAGATGATCCTTCTTTACAATTTAAAGATGATGTAGCATTATTTTTCCAAAATGGATTACTTTCTTTAAGAAATAAACAAAGAGATGTTTATTTTAATTTGAAGAATAATAAAAAGAAATTTTTAACAGTTCCATTTGGAGAAGATCCTAATGATATAGTGGCTTCTTATATGCAGGTAGATGATGGTATAGAAACTTATAAGCTTCTAAAAAAACATCTATAAGTAGATATATAAATAACTAAAGAGCACCTTAAAAGGGTGCTTTTTTTTTATGTATCTTTGCACTTTATTAACTCATAAACTATTATTATTATGGAAAAATTTTTAAGCATACCTGTAACTGCACAAGGAAACCAATTAGTTCCTGTTACAGATGTAAAACTTATTGAGTGGGAATCAACAGTTACAACTTCATTAACTTACGGAAGTGGAAAGGTAACTACTATTACTCACGCATCTGTAGGT